ATCGAGTTCGCAACTTGCCCTTTACTTACTTTTGATCAAGTTATCTATTCATCAATGTTGTCATTATCATCATCATATTCAAGGTTCCCCGCCTCTAAATCTTCTTCCTCCCCAGGCTCCCCACCTAATTCGACCCCATCAAGGTCACCTTCTCCATATTGTCCTTCGTATTCATAATCATAATAATCCTCCAGCCATTGTTGTTCTGCTTCCTCTGTTTTTTCAATTTCTGGCATTACAAAGAATTCCGTCACTAGTGACACTATGCCTGATCGTTCAACACCACTTTCACCCGTTATATTAATGGTTGGCCCCTCTACATCTTTTGGACTACTGAATCCGAACATTGCCATTAATTTATTCACCATAGATTCCTCCATGAAATAACCCGGCTTCACAGGATCTAACTCTTCATCGTCTCCTAACTGGTAATCCTTAATCCCCAGTTTCTTCACTTCCAAGAAGTCCTCCCACTTTCCACCTTGCAAACCTGGCCACCGGGTGATTTTGTTCGCTAACAATCTAAAGTGGAATAATTTGTCTTCACACAATTTCGAGCCCTTCCTATCGTCGCTGAAATATCTCCGTATAATGCTATAAGCTGATCGAATGATATTCTTATCACCATATTTTGTTTTACCTACACAAAGTAAAATGTCCATCATGTAATCTTCCACTGAATAATTATTTGGTTCCACTAATGATAGTTCAGTAAATTTCTGGATTAGGTTCATAGACTTCAATGATATGCCAATTAAACTGTCCTCTTTGCACACTAAACCTAGGTTATACATATGTCTCAAAACTTTGAGATTTGCTGAACAAGCTTGATAATTGACCCAAGAGTCGTTGAATAAAAGTCCCCAGAATTCCCACGACTTCAGAGGCTCATTATGATTGATTTCAGGTATGAAGAGTTTTAATTCTTTCAAGCCCTTCATGAACTTGATACAAGTCCCAACCACTGAATCCATTTCAAAGAGGGTGGCTCTTTTGCCTCCCTGTTTGAGAAGTTCA